TATTACAATAATATACGATCAGTATACGACTCCACTTGGGATCAAAGTTCTGTTCTACAAAGAACCTGCTCACTTTGACCTAATGACATCTACACCATGCGAATTACCTATGGACGTGTTCGACGATCTAGTAAGCGGTGCAATTGATTTGTATGTGCAGTACGCTGCAGGTGCAGAAGCTAGAAAGAAATAGATGCAAGAAGCAGCTAGACAGTAGCAAAAGGAAAACAACAAGAGACGGAATAACGAAGAAGATTGATTATGAGGTGTATAGATTTAATAGCCGCTTTTGAGCTTGAGATAAACAAGCTTGATAAAATCTTAGAAAAGCCGGTCACAGATGATTCTATATATTGGATCAATCAAGCTGTAATGAAGTTTGTTAAAGACAGATTCAACGGTAACGCTCCAAAACGAACATCTTACGAACAGAATGAGAAAAGAACTAGAGACTTAATTAAACTACTTCGTGAAGATGTTTGGGAGACGCCGGAACGAACAGATCCAGATATACATTATGATTATGACGAATATGAATATACATATCCAGACGATTTGTTATATGTTCTAAACGAAGATGTAATTATATCTGATATTGAAGGAGAGCATAAAATGGATACCTGCGTGTTTGAATGCACTGCTGATAATTTTATGTACAGAGTTAACAACTCACTTACAGACTTTCATTACCGTTATCATAGAGCTAGGCCTTTACGTGTAAGAACAAAGGACGGCTTCAAGTTGTTGACCGACAAAAAATATAAGATATATAGATATACTTTAGGTTACCTTAAGGTTCCTACTGAAATAACAAATCAAGATCCATATACTGAGTACGAGGATTTTGATGATAACACATGGGCAGAGATTATAAAAATTGCAGCGTAGATGTACGTTGAGAACCAATCAGATCCACGCTACAAAACACTCACCCAAGAAGTACTCACACAAGAATAATTTTAACGTGGAAACCCCAGCTAGTTAGGTCTAGCCATAGTGCATAGGGGGAGTAGAAAAAATTAATTAAATAATATGATTACATACGTAAATACTGTGTTCGTAAGCAACAGCAATAGTGCAACACTTGCTACGTCACTTACTCCACAGACCCCGGTTAAGGGTCAGTTTATTGTTTGGGACTTTGATCAGAATAAGCCAGCAGACAATACTAGTGTTCGTTTTAAGATTGGTATGTTTACTGGCAAAACCGCTAAGCAGGTAAATCCTTCTAGCGGCGCTGTTACAAATGTTCCTACAATCAAGTGGTCTAATTTCATCAACGTTGCAGACATTAAAGGTTGGGCTGTTGCTGACTATGCTGCTGACACTGAAGATGTTATAGAGATTGACTTTACCGGTGCTACCACTCTGATCGGTAGCGGTAAACTGTTGTCTCAGAAAGGCAAGCGCATTATCGTTCGTCTTACTTTTAAAGATCTGCCAACTCGTTTCCGCAAGTGGACTGAGTCTTATGAGTATGTTACAGAAGAGGGTGAGACTGCTGCAACAATTGCTACCAATATTGCCAACATGATCAACAGAGAGTGGAAACGCGCTCGTGTTGAAGCTGTTGCCAATGCCGGAAAGCTGACACTCACTGCAATGCCATACGACGATGACGATTCTGTTGATTCTATCAACTGGTATAACAAGGTTCGTTTCAACGCAAACGTATACTACACAGATCCTGCTGCTGAAGGTTGGGAGTCTTTGAATAAGCACTTCCCCAAAGGCGTTACGATCACTAAGACTCCTGGTAAGACATATCAGGCTTCTGCTAAGCTTGTTCGTGACCGCGAGGCTCAGGCTATGGGTTATGAAGGAATTCTGAACCGTGGCGAGGGCACATGGCCTATCATCAAGCCAGCTATGGAGACCGATCTTAATGGTCATTACAACGCTCTTACCCTTGAGTTTGAGAATATGTATCGTACCGCTGACGATTTGTTCCGTAAGACAAAGCAGTCAGTTGAGGTATACGCTGTAACAAAAGCTGCTGTTACAGCAATTGCTTCTGTTCTCAGCGGTTTGGTAGAGCCTGTAGACAAGACTATTGAGGCTGTACCTGCTGCTGGTGGTGCTGGAAATAATGCTGGTGGTGGACAGTGATATTAACTAAGCTGGGGTGGGCAACGCCCATCTCGGCTTTTTTATTTTAAGACAATGGAAACAACGAAGATAAGAAAAGGCAACGACATTAGGTTGAAAATTCAGCTTAAGTTAAATGAATCTGAAGATTTTGCTAATATTCAATCTATGCGCGCTATTTTTGTAAACACTACGCTCAAAGAGAAGTTTGAGAAAGAGTTTATAAAGAAAAACAGATTTATTGGTAGGTTTCCTATTGAACCTTTTGTAAAAGAGTTTGAACCTTGTAGATATAATATAAATTCCACAGGTTACGGAATATATCGTATTTTTGCGCACAACGAATATTGCGGATTTGGACTACATCCAAACTGGAAGAAATGTATGCCTATACGAGATATAAATGTCACAAGGTATTTTGCGCCGGTTATTAGTACTACCGACCCGAGAGTAAAGATGGTAGACTTTCCTGCGGAAGCATAGTTATACGATGGTGTATATCAGCTTATTGTAGTAGCTAAGATAGCTGACGCTGGATATAATGCTGCAGAACGAACAGTTACAGTAAATTACAACAACGTATTTGAACTAGTAAGCGATTCAGAAGATGCTACAAACTCTGCTGTACAATTAGAAATAAATAATGAGTCTAATGTTGAACCGTTGCAAGACGTATACGTTATTGCTGGTGGCTACAACAACGGAAGCATACATCTGAACAGAAACGATGCAACTATCGTTGATATTGACGTAAGCCCGATTACAGACTGGTACGAAGGAGATTGACTATGTTACCAATAATACAATCAATAGGAAGAATGCTTAACGGGTTTTCACTTGGAACCTGGTGGGGTAAGGCTGCGATAGTAATAGGTAGTTTTCTTACTGCATTTTATTCTCCAATTGTACTATTGTTGATCACTTGTTTTGTATTTACTGTTGTCGATATGTGTTATGGCATAAAGGTAGCATGTAAATTTAAAAAGAAGATAGAGAGCCATAAGAGTTGGAAGGGAACTATAACTAAATTAGCTGACGAGTTTACAATAATATCATTAGCTCGTTTGTTGGAATTTGCAGTGCTTGGTAGTTCTGGAGTGTTTGTACTAACCGGAGGAGCTACAATAATAATAGGTCTTACAGAATTGTGGTCAATATTAGAAAATCTAAACACATTAGATCCCAAAGGACCATGGAGAGCATTAGGAAAATTCCTTAAGAAAAAAGGTGAAGATCATATAGGAATGGAAATTGAAATAAACGATGAGCATACTGACAATAATAAACTGGATAGTAGCAAATCGTAAAAGCCTGTTTAAGGCCGTTTTAGGCCTCTCTGTTGGGCTTTTGTTAGCTTGGGGGGTAACTCTAAGCAAACAAAATAAAAAGCTGTCAGAAAGCCTAGAAATGGCTTAGAATAACATTGAGGCCTATTAGGGCTCCTTATAGGGGTCTTAGTAGGCCAATAATGTTTTAAGGCTTGATATCGAATAGCTACAGTAGCAGAATGATAAATTGCTACAAAACATAGATAGTGTACGTAAAGAATTAAAAATTAAATCCAAACAAATAAATACCGCCGCAACTCAAAAACAGGTTTTATACGTTAAAGAGAGTAAGGGGGTATAGGGGGATCTTACAAAGATACTTAAAGATACTACATACAACGATAGTATTAAGTATAATGATCTTACTACAGTACACTATACAATAGGTAAAGATACTGTAAGAATAGGTATAGATCTTAAGAATACTCAATATCTCTACATATTCTCAAAGCGAGAGTATAAAAACAAGAAAAGCTTCTTAAAACGTTTATTTACATTCGACTTTAAAAAAGTTACTAAGTATAAGTACGAAATAGTAAATACAAACGATCTGTTAAAGAGTGAAGATGTAAGAATTGTTGAATCAACAAATAAATAAGATGAAGAAAATTTCACTTAAGGAAATAACAGATGATATACTACTTTTGGTCAGAAATAATTATATAAGTGAAAGCGAAGACCTTTCTAGAGCTTAGATCCATCTGTGGGTGAAAGCATATGCCCGTTAGATATGGAAAGAAGAGAAAGATAGGAAGAAGGAACTCGCAAGGCTTGGTAGAATAGACTGGTAGGATCTTATCGATGAAGAGTTTATCGAAAGAAAAGAAACTGGTCCTATGGAATTAGAAAGACCGTCGGATTTAGAAGAAGATCCTCACTGGCCCGAAAATACAAAAAGAACTAAGCAAACACTTACAGAAGCTGCAGGGCTGGATGTGTTAAACAATGCAGAGAGCAGCGTACTAGCCGTACATGATTAGAATGGGGAAAACATCCAATATATGAATCATATAAGACGGCATTATAATTATTTTAGAAAGTATACATTTGGGGACATGACCGCGTATTATAAGGACGATGGTCATGTTTATGTTTAGGGTCTTGTGGACGGAGACGAACTTGATTATATATATGTTCTGGCGTTATACGAAAACGAGGTTGACGATGAGGATGACGACAATATCGACGATGAAGATGACGTATTGTATCCCGCATGGTTAGTACCACCAATAAAAGAACGTATAATGAAAAACGAACTGCCATTTATGCTTAATAGACCTAGCGACGATAGTAACAATGCTACTCTCGCAAGCGTTAAACCACACGGACCACAGGACGATGAAGAGTAAGAAATCATGTACGTTTAGAGACATGTATAAAACAATGCCCGTAGAGGTTGATTACAGCCTCTTCAGGCGTGTTTTAGATGAAATGTGTAACGTAATACTAGAGCACGTATTAAACCGCTCAGAGGGCTTTAAAATGCCTTATGGATTGGGGTTTATACAGATCGGTAAATACAGACCAAAAACATTTACACCACAGTCTCTATCCGTAGACTATAAAGCCAGCAAAGATTACAATAAAAGAATATATCATTTGAATGAACATTCAGATGGTTACAAATTTAGATTATACTGGTCTAAAATACCAAGGACTTTCCCAGACAGGTATAAATATCAACTATGCCTGGTAAGACAGAACAAAAGAAAGCTGGCACAACTAATATTTAATAAACACGATTATTTAGATATAAATGATATACAATTATACAAGGTGTGAATCAGTCATTGCAAAGATCATGGCTGATTTAGATTCCACAGAGGTTAGATAGAGGACTTCAGACATAAAAGAGTGGATATTTGAAGCCGTGGACAAGATTGGTGCTCCTATGCAGTATATCAGAAAAGAAGGCGGAACAAAAGAATTTCCCCTTTTAAAAATACAAGACAATCAAGTTCCACTTCCAGACGATTTAGTAGTGCTGGACGGAGTGGCTTTTTCAGAAACAGGCAAAGGTCCTTGGCAACCAATGGTTGTTACTACTAGTATATTTAGAGAACCGAACAAAAAACACCACAAACCAGAAGAACCACACCAGCCAATGCGGTATAAAGCAATAACGTCACAATCATAGTTCTATACAGAGAACAATATGAGGTTTTTTGAAAAGGCTGTTATAAATAACCACAACAGACCTGAATATTTTATTAAACCTGGGTGGTTGGTCACAAATAAAAATAAAGGCTTCGTCAAGCTAGCGTACAAAGCAATTGCAGTAGACGAAAGGGGTTATCCTTTAATCCCAGATCTTACATCCTATTAGGAAGCCATTTACTGGTATGTTGTAATGAAGCTTTCGTTTTCTAAGTGGGTGAAAGGTACTCTTGGCGGTAAAGGTGTGAATGCTGGACAAAACATGTATACGTATATACAATAGTAGTGGAACTTCTACAGAAATCAAGCTTATGCAGAAGCAATGATGCCTACAGCAGACGATATGCGTGGTATACAGAATGAATGGAACAGGTTGATGCCAGAATTTGAATCTGGAGACACCTTCTTTAGAGATATAAACAAACGAGAATTAATTTACGACGATTACTACAATGGTTATTAA